ATCTTCCGCTTCGAAGTCACCAACGAGTGGCTGACCGAAGTGCTCGACACCAAATAACGGAGGTGCAAGTTGGTACCCGAGACACTCTACAACTTCAACCTGTTCGTGGATGGCACGAACCTCGCCGGCCAAGCGTCGGAGCTGACGCCGCCCAAGCTCAAGATCAAGACCGAGGACTACCGCGGCGGGGGCATGGACGCGCCCGTCAAGCTGGACATGGGCATGGAGGCGATGGAAGCGTCGTTCTCGCTCGTCACGCTGTCCACCGCCGTGCTCAAGCTCTTCGGGCTGGCCGATCAGAACGCCTTTAACGGCACGTTCCGCGGTGCTCTGCGCACCAAAGACGGCAAGACCCGCAGCGTCGTGCTCGTCCTGCGAGGCATGCTCTACGAGGTCGATCCCGGCTCGTGGAAGCCCGGCGAGAAGTCCGAATCCAAGTACTCCGTCAGCGCTGATTACTACAAGCTCGAGATCGACGGGCGCGTCTGGCACGAGATCGACGTGCTCGGCTGCAAGCGCGTCATTGACGGCGTCGACCAGCTCGCCGAAGTGCGCGCCGCCATCGGCATGTAATGCCCCACAAGAGACACATCAAGATGCAAACCACCACCATCAAGCTGAAGTTTCCCGCCGTCGTCAACGGCGTCAAGGTCGACGCGCTCACGCTGCGCCAGCCCACCGTGCGCGACATGCGCGTCGCGGGCCAGCAGGGGGGCGGCGACGAAGAACTGCGCGAGATCCTGCTGTTCGCGTCGCTGGCCACCGCCGGCCAGAACGACATCGAGGGCCTGACCTACGTCGACTACCAGCGCGTGCAGCGCGGCTACTTTCGGCTGCTGGCCGACCGCGAGGCTGCCGATGCCGGACCTGAAACGGCTGGCCAAGCGCCTGCTGGCGATGGGCGTCAGCCCGTCTGACATTGACGCCATGACGGTCGACGACATGGTGTGGTGGTTGACCGACTGACGCAGCAACGCGCCCCAAACGCCGCCAAGTAGCAGGAGCACGGATGGCAACAAAAGATATCGCCCTTGGCATCCTCATCGGCGGCGCGGTCAGCTCAACCCTGGGCCGTGCCGTCAACGAGGTCGGCACCAAGCTGGAGGCACTCAAGAAACGCGCCGGCGAGGCCCGCGTCTGGCAGAACACCATTGGCGAGACGCAGCGCCTGCAGCGCGAGTTTCGAGATCTGCATGCCGCCGGCGACCGCGCGGCAGACAAGGTGCGCAACAAGATCGAGCGCAACACCCGCGCGCTGCGCGATGCCGGGTTCGAGGTCGACCGGCTCGACCGCTCATACCAACGGCTCGGCCGCACCGCACGCGGGTTGGAATTGCGTGCACGCGGCACCGAACTCATCGCCAGCGGCCGAGACGGCCTGCGCAACACCATCGGCGACACCGGGAAGTTTGTCGCAGCAGCAGCGGTGCCGACCGCCATTTCGGCTGGCTACGAGGCCATCATCCGCGACATCGCTATCAAGGCGGGTGCCGCGCGCACCGACAAAGAGCGCGAGATGAGCAGCGGCATTGCCGCCTCCGCGCAGCAGAGCGGCATCGGCCGCAACGTGTTGGCGGATGCCGTCAACCAGATGGTGTCGGCCGGCATGGATCTCGATCGCGCACTGTCGTTCGCGCCGCTGGTGGGCAAGTTCTCCGTCAGTCAGGGCGCCGACCCGAAAGAAACCGCGCGGATGATCCAGGCGCTCGAGCAGAACGCCAAGATCACCGACCCGGCCAAGATGGCGCAGGCGCTGGAAACGATTGCCTTCCAAGGCAAGGAAGGCTCCTTCGAGTCGAGCGACATGGCGCGCTGGTTCCCGGTGCTGTTGGCGGATATGCAGAAGCTCGGCATTGTCGGCAACACGTCTGTCGAGCAGTTGGGCGCGCTGCTGCAGGTGCAGATGAAGACCGCAGGCAGCGCAGACGAAGCCGCCAACAACACCAAGAACTGGTTCTCCAAGATCGGCAGCGCGCAAACGGCGGGCAACTACGCCCGGGCCGGCATCGACTACCAAGCCAAGATGCGCGAGGCCATCGGCAAGGGTTGGAGCACGATGGAAGCCTCGTTCGTGCTGGCCCGCGCGTACATCGAGCAGGCCGACCCCGCGAAGGCCCAGCAACTCGCCGCCGCGGCGAAGCAATTCAACGGCGAATCCGACCCCGCCAAGCGCGAAGCGCAGATGCGCGCGTTTGAAGAGACCATGAAGACCGGCGATCTCTTCAACGACATGCAGGTCAAGGCCGCGCTGACGGCCTACATGCAGAACTCGGATCTGTACCAGCGCTTGAAGAACGAGGGCGCGAAGGCGGCGGGCGAGATCGAGAAGGATCTGGAAGACCGCCGTGCCAGCTCAAAACAGAAATGGGCGGAAGTCGGGCAGGCGTGGGATGAAGCCATGCGCCGCATTGGCGATGCGCTCAAGCCTGTAACGGATAGCGTTGCGGATCTCGCCGCCGGCGCCGGAACGTCAGTCGGCAAGCTGGCGGCGGAATCGCCCAAAGCCACCGTCGCCATCGGCGGCGTGCTGGCGTCGATTCTGGCATTCAGAACAGGAAAGGCCGCGTGGACGATCGGCAAGGGTGTCGCCAACATTGCTAGGGGCGCTGCCGTGGCCGCCGGTGCCGGCCGAACGGCTGAGGTGGCGGCCACAGCTGCCAAGGCCGCACCGGCCGCTGCGAAGGTACCCGGCATGCTCGGCGCGACCGGCCGGTTCCTGAAAGGTGCAGCGCCCAAGCTGGGCAAGGTCGGCTCGGCCGCGGGCGTTTTGGCGCTGGTGGGCACGGCTGGCATAGCAAGCGCCGAAGCGGCAGAGAGCCCCGGCTCCAAGGCCGACAAGGCCAAAGCCCTCGCCGGCATCGGCGCAGGGCTGGCGGGGGAACTTGCCGGCGGGGCTGCAGGGCGCGCCATTGGCGCCGTTGCCGGCACCGCCATCGCGGGGCCCATCGGCACCGTTGTCGGCGGGCTGCTCGGCGGCATGTTGGGTTCATACCTGGGCGGCAAGGCCAGCAGTGCGCTGGCCGACCGGGCCCTCAGCGACAAAAAGCCCGAGGCCGCGCCACCCGCAAGCGCGCCCGTCCTGCCCGCAGGTGCTGCCGAGGCGCTCGGCACGGCCACGGCAGTCGCCAATGCGCCGACGCCACCAACGCTGCAGGTCGACCAGCGGTTCGAGTTCGCACCAAAAATCGACCTGACGGTCAACGGCGACGTCAAAGACCCGCGCCAGCTCGCGGCGGAATTGATGCCACACCTGCGCCGCCAGTTTGACGACTACGCCGCCCAGCAACGGCGGGCAGCCATGTCGGATCGCCCGCATCTGTAACGGAACACACCATGGATTTTCAGACCTTCGCATCCGCAGCGGCAACGCATGCGGCGCGCGCTGCCGAGCATGTCCGGCAGATGGAACGGTTGATCGACAAGCCCGACGGCACGGGGCAGGCCAACGCCCAGCGCCGAGAGGCGCAGGCCTTGGGCGACCTGAACAGCGCCGGTACCGCGCTCGCCGCTGCCGCTGAAGCCATTGGCGGCGTAGGCCGAACGACCGCCGGCAGAGGTGCGGCACAGCGCGCGCTCGGCCTGACAGACACCGCGCTGGCCGGCATCCAACGCACCGCCGTTGGCGAGCGGTTCAGCACAGTCTTGCGCGCCGCGCAAACCACCAGCGACGCACTGGCAACCGTGCGCCGCCGCCTCGATGCCGTGCTGCCTGCAGTCACGTCTAACGTGCGCAGCCTGGTGCCGAGCTACGCGCTGGGCCCGGACAAGATCCTGGGCGCAGGCCAAGCCGCCGGCGCCACCGAACGCCTGCTCGTGCTGTCCACCGACGACGGCGAGCAATTCCAGTTCGGCCTAAGCACGGCTGCATACGACCGCCTGCGCCGCGAGACCCGCTACAACATCGCCGCGCAAGAGCGCATCCAGCGGCAAGAAGCACTGCAAGCCGTGGGCGCGGGCGGCGACACCATCACCGTATCTGGCGCCATCTTCACCGCCGGCGGCGCAGGGGCAGGGCAGCTTGATCGCCTGCGCGCCATTGGCGCCGCGCTCAAGCCTGTGCAGCTCACCACCGGCTCGGGCGACGTGCTCGGCCGCTACTTCCTCGACCGTGTGGGCGAAGAGCAAGACGCGCTGCTGGCCGACGGCACGCCGCGCAAACAGGGTTTCGATTTGGAGTTCCGACGCTATGGCGATGACTATCAGAACATCTGACGGCGACGTGCTGGACGT